GGTACTACGGTCATAACTACGGTCACAAAGTTCACGAAGTGAATTTGTGGGCGAAAAAAAACCCTGTATTTCTACAGGGCTTTTTTAACTTCGTTAGCTTATTTCTTTTCCGCTAAAAACTTTTTAACTTCAGTTTCATTTTCTAAACAACGATAAGCAAAATCAAGTTTAGCTAGTGAGTATTCAAAAATAGGTTGATTATTTTTGTTTAATCTACCGCTATCAATCTTTAGCATTTTTTGCACCTTTTCTACCATAGCTTTAAGATTTTTGCCTTGCTGTTCTTTTTGCTGTGAAACCAATTTTTCAGATTTGATTTTTTTAACTTCGCTTAATTCTTTTTGAAGTTTAATATCTTCTTCTTTTGGTTTCACATTATCAATAAAAGCTTGACCGATAACCCTATTCACTTTCGCAAGTTTAGCTTCTACGCTTTCCAATGCTTCGTGAATATACTTTTCTTTTAATTCTTTTCTTTTTGCACTCATTCGCAACCCGTCTTTTGTAGGCTTTGAAGGTTTCACGAATTTAGGGTTCGCAAATTGCACTTGCTTCAACATTTGAGAAAAAAGCTTTTCTGATGTTGTTAATGCTAGTTTATGGTCATTCACTAATGAATTAAGAATGACTTGCTGGACTTGCTTTAACAAATTGTAATCAGGCTTTAAACCCATAAGCTTCAACATTAAAGCACTTGCGGTGTTCATTCTTTTATCGGCGGTCAAGTGCGTTTCATGCGAAGCACTTAATTCAACGCTAATATTCTTACATGATGTTAAAACTTCTACTGGTAAGCTAACTACTTCTACTTCTTTTTGATTTTCTTTTGACATGATATAACCTTTCATTTTAAGTTTAAATAAGCGAACATTTTTACTAATTAGTAAGAATGTTCGCAAGGCTTAGCGTTATTGCCTTGCCTTAATTAAACTATGACATCTAGTTTAAACTTGTCAAATAAATGACACTTATTTTAACCCCACCTATACCCCATCACCCCAAAACTTTGTGGGACTCCGTGCGATTGCCTTTACACTATGATTCGCATAAACGATATACATTTTTTAAAAAATTGGAAAATAGAAACCCACCCCCTTGCTTTTAAAAAGGGCCTTTCAAAAAAATTTTTATAAAAAATTTAAAAAAATTGGTAGCAGTACGTACCTAGATTGCTTTAGGATCGAAGTTGTATAACTCGGAGTAGACGTCTTTGATGCGGAGGAACTTAGGACCATGCTCATGGAAATCATCATCACCTCTTACATATAAGGCTAGATGCACCATCTCATGGAGAAGGGTTTGAAATATAGTAGTAAAGTACCCACAAGAACCAGAACTTATTTGAATTTCCATCTCATGCTCATCAAAACATCCATAGATGGTAGGGTCTTTAATAACTTTAAACTTAACTTTAGAAGACTTAGGCATAGGAAGGGTATTGAAAGGCGCCATTTGACAAGCCATGTTGTAGAGAATCGCTAAATTCTTTGAAGTAAGAGTAGTTTTCATACACCCATTCTATCAAAAAAGTGCTTGATTTATATAATAATTTACTATATATTGCCCTCAACAGCTGCAAAAATAAATTCTAAGGTGTAAACAGCGACATTTTATGGCTATATCCATTATTCCAGAAACAAATAAGCCCTTGCCTGATGACTTTGAGTCAGAAGAACCTACTACTTTCAATAAAAAAGTGGAAGTTGCCTCCGCAACTGCTAAATTTCTAATGGATGCAGGAGCAGAAATCCCAGTTTCGACCCAAGAAAAAGAAGAAGCAGCAGAAATATTTAAAAAATACACTAATCCTGACGTTACTGCCTCATTAAACGCAGCAACTAGTAAAGCATTAAGCGTTCCGGCTACAGTTCAGCATTTATACGCGATGCTCTCGGATTATGATCATCAAGTTGTACAAGAAGCCGTCCAGTTGAGACGGTTTGTTACAAATAAACTCATAGAAGATGCAGGATTATCAGATCCGAGACACAGATTAAAAGCCCTAGAGCTTCTAGGTAAGATATCTGACGTAGGATTGTTCTCAGAGAAAACAGAAATCACAGTTAAAAATTTAAGCCAAGAAGATTTAGAAACACAAATCAAATCAAAGCTTTACAAAATATTAGGCAAGACTGCAGTTATAGATACAACGTTTGAAGTTGTAGATGTAAAAGACATAACACCAGATATTTAATATGCCTATTGAAATTACAGGCGTAACTGATGCCGAGTTAGATAAAGCGTTAGCTAATATAAGCTTACTAACGGCTACAGAACAACAACAGTTATTATCTGAGCTAGATGCATTAGAAAAAACTCAGACTGTTGAGAAAAGACAGAATACTTTTTTGGAGTTTGTGAAACATGTATATCCTGGTTACAAAGTTGGTGCACACCATAAACGATTGGCTCAAATCTTTGAAGACATCGCTAACGGGAAAAAGAAACGCGTTATTGTTAACATTGCTCCGCGACACGGGAAATCAGAACTCATCTCATATTTGGCACCGGCTTGGTTTTTGGGTAAGTATCCAGACAAGAAAATTATTATGGCATCTCATACTGCTGACCTTGCAGTTAACTTTGGTCGACGTGTTCGTAACCTTGTGGGTAGCGATGCTTATAGTGATATATTTCCTGATGTAGAGTTACAAGCAGATAGTAAGTCTGCCTCTCGTTGGGGAACTAATCATAATGGAGAATATTTTGCAATTGGTGTTGGTGGTGCCCTCGCTGGTCGCGGGGCTGATTTGTTTATCATTGATGATCCACACTCCGAACAAGACGCCAAGTTGGGACGTCCGGATGTTTTTCTGCCTGCTTGGGAGTGGTTTCAGTCTGGTCCAATACAACGTCTTATGCCGGGCGGTGCGATTATTGTGGTGATGACTAGGTGGTCTAAGCTAGACTTGACCGGCCAAATAGTTAACCAAATGATCAAGACTGAAGGAGTTGACGATTGGGAAGTCGTTGAATTTCCAGCGATTATTGAAGACAAAGATGGTAACGAAGCTTCACTCTGGCCTGAGTTCTGGCCACTAGAAGAACTACAATCTAAGAAGGCTTCACTAGATGTACGGTATTGGAATGCGCAATACTTACAGAACCCAGTCTCAGAAGAAGGTGCTCTCATCAAACGTGAATGGTGGAAGATATGGGAGGACGAAGTGCCACCAAGTTGTGAGTTTACGATCATGTCTCTTGACGCTGCACAAGAAGCTAACAATAGAGCGGATTATAATTCGTTAACTACGTGGGGTGTCTTTTTTAACGAAGAGACCAATAATTATAATATAATACTGCTAAATGCAATTAAGCAACGATTAGAGTTTCCTGAACTAAAAGAGCTCGTATTAGCTGAGTATAAGGAATGGGAACCCGACGCATTCATAGTAGAAAAGAAATCTAACGGAGCAGCTCTCTATCAAGAGATGAGAAGGATGGGTGTTCCGCTAGGAGAATTTACACCAGGAAAAGGTCAAGATAAGATTAGTCGCGTTAACTCCGTGGCAGATCTCTTCAGATCTGGTATAGTGTGGGCTCCAGATAGAAGGTGGGCTCATGAACTTATTGAAGAGTGTAATGACTTCCCCGCAGGTGCTAACGATGACCAAGTGGATAGTACCACTATGGCTCTCATGCGCTTTAGACAAGGTGGGTTTATTAGATTACCTAATGATGAACCCGAAGATATACCAGGCTTTAGAAGTTCTCGAAACAGATTATACGCAATATAAGGATTAAATTATGGCAGACAATGTAGATAAAAGTTTAGCACAAGCACCTCAAGGCCTAGAAGAATTAGCGACGGGTCAACCCGCTCTTTCAATTGAAATTGAAAACCCAGAGAGTGTAACGCTTGATGATGGCAGCATGGAGATTACCCTTGTGCCTGGTAAAGAAGATAATGATGAGTTTAATGATAACTTAGCAGAAGATATGGACGAAGGTCAGTTGACTGAATTGTCAGGTGATTTAATTGGTGAATACGATGCGGATGTTAGTTCAAGAAAAGATTGGTTAACTACATATGTTGATGGATTAGAATTATTAGGTTTAAAAGTAGAAGATAGAACAGAACCGTGGCCAGGTGCGTGTAATGTATATCATCCACTCATGACTGAAGCGTTAGTTAAGTTTCAAGCAGAAACAATGATGGAAACATTCCCCGCCGCAGGCCCAGTTAAAACATTAGTTATTGGCAAACAAACTAAAGAAAAAGAAGACGCTGCTGAACGTGTAAAAGATGATATGAACTATCAACTCACGGATATGATGCCTGAGTATAGACCTGAACATGAAAGAATGTTGTGGGGTCTAGGTTTAGCTGGTAATGCGTTTAAAAAAGTTTATTATGATCCATCACTTGAACGCCAAGTGTCGATGTATATTCCAGCAGAAGATATTGTAGTTCCATACGGTGCGTCTAGTTTAGAAATGGCAGAACGTGTAACACATGTGT